CGCTCTGTGGCATCGTTTTGAATTGGTAGATAGGTAAACCCACCACATTCAATCAAAACTCGCTTGTAGACGTCATTTTTTGAGATGTAGGCATGTTTTGATAATTCACGGGCTATCTTATCGCACAATACCCACGCATAAGCGTTGGCATTTAATGAACGGCGCTTTATTTTACGTTTAATTTCAACTATGTATTCAATGTCCGGGTCTAACTTTTTTAACGCTTCATCAATCGGCGCGGGAATTAATATATTCCAGCCAATCGACTTTATTAAATTAATTCCCTTTGTTACCCACTTCATTATTTTGCGCTTTCTTCAATTCGCTTTTTCAACCAGGTTAATGCAGCCACCATTTCAAACTCATCTAGCAATGCAACACGCGGTTTCTTGAATTCTGCTGCAACATATTTCGTAATTTCAGCAGGCGGTACATTGTATTGCTTTTGCAATGCTAGAAACTCATCATATCCTTGTACGTGTTCTTTCTTTTGTGTTGTTGGTTGTGCATTATTACTTCCCATTGTGAAACGTACTGAGCCTTTATTATCCACAATAACCAATTTTCTTATATTGCGGTTTTCATCATATTCAATCTCTTGTACTTTGAATTTTGCATATGATTTAGGTTTTCCGTCTTTTCCGGTGTACCATTCGCCTTTATTTAACTGAATATATGTGAATGGCGCTGAATACAATTCACGCCCTATGCCCCAATTAAAGCAGGCGCGCTTGAAACTATCAGATGCTTGCCCCTTTTCCTTCTCTGTGTTGCTTTCTGTGCCTACATCACTTTTACTTACCCATTCACCAGTTTTTTCATTGTAAATCGAAACTGTACAATACAAGCGATCACCAACAATTTTATGTTCACGTTGCCAATTCAATGCGCCTACAACTTCATCAAGCATACGCATGTCAACGCGCGCATCTTTGTATAGCAATACCACCGCACCGACTGCACCGTTCTTTTCGCTCAATGATTGGATACGGCAATCAATTTCATTTTCTCTTAGTGTTCTAAATTCCATATCTACACCGCCTATTTAATATAGAAATTTTGGTTTACTTTAATTTCTGCGCCTTCTACCATTTCCCCAGCTTTAATAGCCTTCTTAATTGCCGTTTTATCGGCTTTGATTTCAACCTTTGTAAAGTCCGCCGGGATTACATCAAGGTTGATAATTTCAACACTTTCACTTTTACGGTATCCGCATTTGAAAGTACCAACGGTTAGCGTTTCAAGTCCTTTTTCTTTTAGTGCAAATTCAACGTTATTTTTTAACCGTTCAACAAAATTCTCTTTTGTTTTCTTCATTGCGGTTAAACGGTCGATTTCTGCTTTAATACCAGCGATATCGCTTTCCGTATTTTTGATAAATTTACCCGTATTTTCTAGTTTTTCTTCGATTGATACGTTAATCATTTCTAACGTATCTTGAATTGCTTGAATTTCTTCTTCTGTTTCTGCCGCTTCAAGCATTGCGGAAAGTTCTGCATAATCTTTGTTTAATTCGTAGATACTAGCCATTTTTATTTATCACCTTTCAAGAACGCAATAATTTCCGCTATGTTATTATTCGTTATAGGTGAGTCCATTAACGAACGATGTTCGCCCATATTTACATAAATTATTTTGTCTTTAAATATTGCGTACACATCATAAACAAAAACTACTTTGCTATCTTCCGTGCAATCTTTTCTAATACTAAGGTTTAAAGAAACGTCTTTATCCGTTATTTTTTCACATAACTCTGTATACATTGCAGTAACTTCTGCAATTTGTTCTTTATTTAATTTCCAGTCCATTTTTTCTCCTTGCCACCTCAACTACATCGTTGTATGATGTGGTTAAGATGCTTTCTCATGGTTTGCATCGTTGCCCAATTGTAGTTGCCGCTACTGTTGGGCATTTCTTTTAATTTCATCAATGTATATTCCGCCGCATAATAACAATATCCCAATAGTGATTTGCAAGCATGCTTCGTACATTGTGATGCGGTCTAGTTCTAAACTTCCAGGCGTACCAGCTAGGAATACCGCACCGATAATTTTAATTATCGTGAGTAATCGCATTACATTTCTCCCGTGATCATCAGCATTTGGCTGGTGATTTTTTTTATACCTTGTTTGAGTTTTGTGTTTTCCTCTTCAAGTTCTTCACATCGTTTCAATAATTTGCGGTAGTTAAACGCGTTACACTCGTTCTCTATGCCCGCCACATTTTGAATTTCTTGTACTGAAAACAATACACCTGGTAATTTCTCTATGGCGTGAATAACGCCATTATTCCTAAGGTTATACACCGAAGATTTTGAAATGCCTAACACTTCAGCTACTTCATCAACGGTGTATGTTAATTTCATTTCGTATCTCCTTTCATCAATTCAGATAACCCACACTTGAAATAGTGTGCCACCTTTACCAGGCTGCTAACGCTAGGCGATTGCTCACCACTTCGCCACCTAGAAATAACGCTTTCCGATATTCCCGTTTCTTTAGATAGCTTATAAGCGCTAACACCCTTGTTATCCATCAAGCGAAAAATATTCTTCGAAACAGTTTTAATCATTTACACCACCTTTTCTATTTGATATACTTGCGTTATAGCAAGTAATAAATATTTCACCTTTCATACCTGCTATAACACGATTGTTTATAAGATTGCTTGCGTTTTCGCAACTACCTTATGGCTTAATTATAGTTGCGTTTCCGCAAGTAGTCTAGTAAACTTTTCGTAAATTATCATAAATAATCGTTTATAATTTGCGGAGGTTAAACATGTTTTACCAAAGGTTCAGTGATGCCATGCAAAAAACAGGCGTTTCTATGTATCAAGTTTCAAAGGATACAGGCATAGCACAAAGTACTATTTCACGTTGGAAAACTCAAAACTCAACGCCTAGTTTAAAGACTGTTAAAATTTTGGCTGAGTATTTCAACGTGCCAACCTCTTATTTTACGGAAGGCGTAGCGGGAACGCCTGAGATTAAACCAACCGAAAGAAAAGTTGATTTAAAACAATTAAGTGATAGCACTTTAATTTGTTATTATGGTGATCGTAAACTGACTACTTCGCAAAAAGCGAAATTATCAAAGGTGTTGAAAGCTGTATTAGAAGATTAATAATATTCAAGGGGAATTGTTAGCATGTTCAATATGTGTTCTTTTGTCTTAGATTTAATTAAGTCGCACGGCTCAAATGAACCGCGCAGCATTGCAAGCAAGTTAAACATTAAAGTATTTTATAAACGTATGCCCGTAGGTGTTAGTGGTGTACTGATTAAACCGGAGATTAAAAAGGCTATTATTATAAATAGCCGGTTAAGTAGGCGCCAGCAGCGCGAAGCACTTGCGCATGAATTAGGGCATGCATTGCTTCATGGTGAATACGATTTATACGGCGGCTTAGATAGCACCACACGCGCAAAACTTGAAATAGATGCGAATACTTTTGCGCATTTATTGTTAAATAAAGGGGTTCAACATGAAAAAGAAAGATGCAATTAATGTAGCTTTTTATCAAAGTGTTTTTTATTTAATTATTGGCTTGGCTTTGGGCCTTGTGCCGTGGCAAGAACATAGATATATATTAGCGATTATAGTATTAGCTTTATTTATTGCCGCGCATTACATAGCCAAATATTCAATAGAGGAATTAGACGATGCAATGCAATATAACCATAAGAAAGAAAGATAAAGGGTTTCAATGCATCGTTTCGTACAAAGACGGCAACCGCTGGCGCCAGAAATCTAAACAGGGTTTTGAAACGCAAAAGGCTGCTAAAATTCACGCGCAAACGATCATTGATGAATTAAAAAAGACTATCACCTTTTCAATAGATGATAGTCTAAAAGATTTAACCTTAATGCAATTTTTCAATATATATTTAAACGAACAGTTGAATTTAACGGCCAATACTTTAATCGCGTACAAAAACGCATTAAATGTAGTTGATGCGTTAAAAAATAAGAAAATAACAGAAATAACAACGCTAGATATTACGCGCGAATTTAATAATACAAGCTACTCAATCAGTTCAATTAATCTATGCACCGCCGTTTTAAAATTGTTATTCAATTACGCCATATCACCATACGCCATTATCCACACAAACCCTTGCATGCGGCTTAAAACCCTAAAGAAAAAGGATAATAAAAAACTATCAGTCTTTACTGAAAGCGAATTATCATTATTAGAAAACATGCAAGATAAACATTATATGTATTATGTGCTATTTTCTGTTGCACGTTATACCGGGGCGCGTTATGGCGAAATCATAGGCATAAACTGGTCTGATATTGATTTAGTAAATCAAACAATGACAATTAATAAGCAATGGACGGCGCTAATTAACGGAAAATACGGATACGCCAACACAAAATCAACAAACGGCGTTCGCACTATTCCAATACCGCCAGTTTTAACAGATATATTATCTAATTTTAAAAAAGTATCTAGCAAAGAACGGTTATTTGATTTTAAAAATAATAAATCTACACTAGCCAATCAAGTATTAAAACAATACGTTCAAAATAAAACTATGCATTCATTTCGGCATACTTACGCATGTACGCTTTTGGCAAATAATGTAGATATAAAAACCGTTGCCAGTCTATTGGGCGATACCGTGGATACGGTAATAAACAATTATATTCACTACACGGACGAAATGCGAAAAAATGCCGCTGATAAAGTGGCAAATATTTTTGGATAATAGTTTTTGCCGTTTTTATGCCGTTTTAGAGAAAAACGCATTAAAAAACATGGTTTTACTCATATATTTAACAATACTTTATTATAGCGTATTTAATAATTTTTATCTATAATATCGCACATCGTAGTTTTTAATTGATTGGCCATAACGTAAATTTAAAATTCTAACCACAAAATTATATAGCTTTACATGAAATTTTTGACGTATTTTTGCCGTCAAATAAAAAAGAGGGGTACCGCTTATGGTACCCCTTTATTACTAATCTAATTCAACAAGACGTTTTAATTCGCCATTTACAAACCACATTTCACAACGTACATTGTTATGGTCTGTTAAAGTTGCGGTGTATAAACCGTCTTTCTTTGGTTCTACTTCTTCTGCGAACATATGCGTTTTGCCTTCAAATGTAAATGTTTTCATATCATATACCCTTTCATTAAATGAATTATAGTTTACCGTAAACCGTACGGCGCGGAGATAATCGGATCACCTACCATTTCGCGAATGTATAAAGTGCGCTGGCACCTTTAAACTGCTTACCGTCAAAATGCGCTAGGCCTTGAAAGTCGCCAGCTTGATAACCTACAGTTTCGTATACCTTTCCAGTTTCCAGTACAGTAACGCCGCCCATTATGCGATGTGCCTTATTAAGATTAATTTTATATACATCAACCTTTTGTTCATCGGTATTTTCTACAACGGCGGTTCTATCGCTTTTTTCTGTAGCTTCCTTTGGAATATTCGGAGATTTATCCTTAATAGCATTTTTCGTAACTACTGCCGCATCATGTAACGTTGGCGCATGTGTATAATACGTTGCTACCGGCTGCGCGGTTTCCTTATACGCAATTACTTCCGTTGCTTCCTTTGGCGTGATTTTTAACGTATCCGCCAGTTTCTGCGGGTTTTTCGCTACTGTTTGATTGAGGATAACAGGTTCTTGCAATTTCTTTGTATAAGCCATTCTGTAACAAAATAAGCCTACCACCACCAGCAGCACAAGTGCTGTCACGGTAATGACCGGCGCATATCGCCTTAATAATTGAATGATAGTATCCATAATTACCCCCTATTAAATAGGCCAATTTAGCACTAAATCGGCATCAAATTCCTTGCCCTCGATGTTTTCGCTAAATGTGTACTGCCACAAATTGGCCCCTTCATAGTCGCATTGGTTATTAAGTTGTGCGCACCAGATAGCGCAACCGCCCAATTGACTAATGTCTAATACATTCACTAACCAATCATAACTAGCGTACAAACCAGTATTAACATATCCAGCTTGCCACAATTTATTGATGAACACACTACAAATATTTGTTAATTCTTGGCCCGTTGGCATGCCACGATTTGCCTTGTAATCGTCCGCATCTTCCATATCAAACCATACGCCCATAGGCAACTTATCAGCAGTTAAGCCGGCATCGTTCAATGTATTCAATACAAATTCTGCTTCGTCCGCTGCACGTTCTTCATTTATAGCGTAGGAATAATGGTATACGCCAATAGCTAAACCTGCGTTTATTGCACCGTTTACGTTGTTATAGAATTCACTATCTAAATTACCGCGGCCATAACCAATGCGGATAATAGCAAAATCGAACCCGTTCGCCTTAACCGCGCCCCAATCAACTACACCGTTATTTTCGCTTACATCAATACCCCTCATGGTACCCCCTATAATTTAACTTTGTTTTCAATTTTAGTTTTAACTAAATCTAAAAATTTACCTAGCATCATATTTCCGCCGTCGCGTAGGTTTTCCATAATGGATAAGAATTCACACGAACCCAAATATAACCATACCAGCGATACCGCGAACTGCTTTTGACCGCTCATTTCATCGAATAAGAAGGCGGCAAGTGTAGCGGCGACGTATGTCGCCACTTTAAACACAAAACCTTTTCGCATGTATCGGCTTGAAATTAACCCCTTATCAAACGCCAACGGTATTGCACGGTATTTTTCCCAAACCGCAATTTCGTCTGCTTTATAGTTGTATTCATCAACCAACATTCTATAAGCGATTGCCGCCCATTTAGTGAATAAGTCAACGAATACCAATAAAATAAACACGCCCAATATTTGAACGTGTTTTATATGAATTAACCACATGCCAACCGCACCGGCGCCACTTAGTATAACTTTTAATAAAAAACTATCTGTTAAAGAGTTCCAACCTTCAACAAAAAACCTAGTGAAATGATCCATTACTTACCCCTCATTTAACCTTACCTAAGCCATATACGCTACGCGCTATATTAGCTTTTCTCATATTAATTTTATCTAGTTGTTCCCTCTTTTGTTCGCCGCTCATGCGTTCATTATTAATAATAGCCTTAGATGCTTTATTTAAGTTTTTAAGGCTATTACTTGCATTTTTGAGTTTTGTAAATTCTTTAGCATCGTATCCTTCCGGCCGTTGCCCTGTTAATTTGAACTCATTATGTAGTTTTTCTTGTTCCTTATAATCGTCATATACACGTTGAACGCTATTTGATGATTGATAAGGTGCCGCGGTAAACCCTCTTAACCCCGGAGCTTCGTACCATTTTTTAGATGCATTGTTTTCTTTTACGCCAGATACCGCATCAACTGCGTTCAAACCTAACCCAGCAAGGCCGCCGCCGTACCCTCTTATTGTATTGTCTACAACATACGGTGAAACGTTTATTTTATCGCCTACGAATTTTGCTACCTCGCTAGTGTTCGCGCCGTACTGTAGGCGTGCTGGCAAGTTTTCTTGTGATTGCGGAATAATATTGCGTTGTCTAAATAGTGAATAATTGGTTGTTGCTTCAACAATAGGTATCATAGCCGTAGGCATAAAACTTGGTGCAAGGCTATCAAATACGCGATCACCAAATCCTTTAAAACCTACGCTCTTACGATTGTTTTTTTCATCGTCCATGTACTGTAGCATACGCTCAAATGACGTACCGAATAAAACGCCGGCTTCAAACGGTTTAGGAATTCTATACATGTTTTCTTTACCCGGAATAATCCAGAATGTATCTTTTTCCCATTGTGGTAGTTCTTGATAGCGCTCATCATCTTTATTCATGTACCATAACATAACGCTTGGTAACGTGATATAAAGCATAGTTTTAACCGTCATACCGCGCGGATCTTCTTTAAACGCACGCGCCATTTTGTCTGCGCCTTGAATTGTTGCATTAAAGAAAGCTATTACTTGGTTAGCTTTCTTTGTGTGCGTACCTCTACGGCTGAAATCTAATGTAATATCACGGCTTTCTAGTGCTGCTTCTCGTACTGATAGCGGGTTTCTTTCTTTACCGAATAAGCGATTACCAACGCCGGTATAACCCTTTCGTGCATTGTCATATTCTGCCAATCGTGTTGCCATTTCTGTTGCTTCACTCATAGCGCGCAACGCTTCAATAGGGTTTTTAATCAACTTCGTAAACTTGCTTTCACGCTTCATAATGTCGCGTAATTGGCCGCCTAAATAGTCGCGGTCTAGCGATACCATTGCCGCATGTGCCGCGCCAGATTTCTTATATTCCCAGAATGTTTGACCTTTCTTTAAGTACAACGCCAAACCTTTGAACGTATCAACAATAGGAATAAAACCGTGTTTAGAGTAAATCGCCGCGCCTATCATATCACGAACTGGGTTACGCAAGATAAATTCTGGCGATAATGTAGCACCAGCGCGTAGCCAGCTTGCCGGATAAGATAAAATCTTCATAATCATATTAGATTGTTCTTTATCCAACATGCGCATAGTTTCGATAAGTTCCGGTGTTGTTTCATACGTTACTTTTTCGCCGTTTTCCCAAACGTTAAACGTATTATCCGTTTTTGCCTTATCACCATTTACACGTTCCACTATTTGCCCTACGCCTTTTTTATCGGCTAATTTCGCAAATGTACGGCCAACGTGATTGCGTTCTATTGCGTTATAGAATTGGAATGTATTTTTAATAATGCTTTCCAATGGATCTATAATATCGCGCGTACTGCCTTTTAACCGTTTAACCGGACTGGATACATCAATAAAACCCTTGCCACCAGATAAGAACGATTGCATGCCTACGTCTGACATATCGCGGAAAAACGGAATGTAATGCGGGTACATTTTACGCATTGTATGGTACGCTTTAGCCGTCAACATACCCTCTTTAACAAGCATCGTCAATAGATAATCTTGATATTTATAGATTTCTTTGGCCGCCTTTTGAAAACGTTCATTTCCGGCGTGCTTGCCTAATACAGCAGCATCTTCCGTGTATGAAAACGTTGCTTTTTGTTGGTTCTTATGTAGGTCTAAATCGTGTAATGCCACTAGATACGCGGAAAAATCTTTATGTTCTCTCTTTCCGATATCCTTAATAATATCTTTAAACGCTGGTATTTTATATTCCGGCGCGCCGTGTTCAATTAACGTTTCCGCCTTACCGGCCCAACCACGCGCCAGCCACGCTTGCATATACGGATTATCATCAAACGAAATTTTTTCACCTGTTTCCCGTTCGACTTGTTCCACTAAATCTTTTAACGGGTTGAGTTCATCGATTAATTTAGTGTATACATCGCTCATCGCTTTTTTGATAAAGTCGCGCGTTTCACCACGTTTAACCGCATCAATAGCTTGGATCACTTTCCCTTTACTCTCAAACGAAATACTGCCCTTTACACGTTCCGCCCCGCCTTGACGGTGCCATTCGTGAACCAGTTGAGATAATTTGTTGGTGATACCGTTCAATTCCGGTTCTTTGGCAATAGCTTCCGTAAAGTGCTTATAAAATTCTGGAAATTCTCTTTTAGCTTTGGCTCGGTCGCTTACGTAATCATGGAAGAATTCCGCATAACCTTCACCGCGTATACCTTCCATACCTAATTTATTGTACGCTTTACCGAAACGGTCTTGAACTACACGATTAAATTCATTGTTAAAGCGTGGTTCATTACTAAATTTAAAATAGTTGTCTACATAATGCCCTAACTCGTGCATGATAACGCGGAAATCGCCATAATTACCGCTACGAATGACATCGGTATATGTATTGTACCAGCCGCCAACGCCTTTTTTACCTAATCGGCCACTTTTAATGCGTTGATTAAACAAGGTATTAACCGTATCTATGATTTCTTTACGTGTTACATTTCGCCCTAATCGTTGCACTTCATCAACACCAGTATGTGGCGTTTCCTTACCTCTTACGCTATATTGTAATGGTTCTGTAGGTTTAACGCCTTTACTTTCTAAATAACGATTTGCCATTGCTTCGTTACCGTCAAAGGCTTTCACAACGGCTTCGTGTACTTGTTCATGCGTAGCGTGTTCAAGTAGTTGGCTAGGTTGCTGCGCGTATGCGCTCACGCCACCTTCTGCCGGTTCTGCTTTTAACGTTTTTAGTTCTTGCGTATCTGCAATAAGTTTGGCAGCGCGATCATTACGAACACGTTCCATGTATTCATGGCTCAATGTTTCAACTGGTACATCTAAGGCTTCTGATAATTTGACTTTCACCGCATCAAGTTCAGTTTTCGGAATATTTGGCTTTGTTGCTTGGTTCAATTCTTTTAAAATTTCCGTATTAGAATTAACTTTATTTTCTAATTCCGTAAATCTTGTTTCAGATGCATCATGGTTCACAACGTCTTTCAATTCATTTACGATTGTTTCGCGTGCTTTCAATGGCAAATCATCAATAGCATTTTTCAAACTTACGTTTGGCGCATCTTCTTCGTATCTAAATTTACTATTTACATCATTTTCAATCGCGTTTTCTTGAATTCTAGGCTTTTCACTCTCTACAAACTTAGCATTTATGCGGTTTTCCGGCTGAAATTCATTTATTTCGCCTGTACGGGCCGTTTCACCTTCGCCTTGATAGTTTATACCTAAATCTTCGTTTTTAACTGATTTATTTTCGGTATTTTCAACAAAACTATTCAAATCTGTATGCGGTTCTTCACCTTTTACAGTTTCATGTTCTACAAATTCATCTTTGAATGGTTCATCACGTGTAACGCGATTTGGATCTAGGCTACTATCTTTGAATGATGTATCACGTGGCCCATTTTCATATTTCCCATAGTTCCCATTAAATGTTTCTTCTGCAATTTGAGCGCGAACATTATCACGAGCAACGGAAGGGTCTGGGCGTTCGTAGGTTTCACGGATAATTTTAGCCATTTCTGCCGGTGTTGCATCTGGTCTTGCGCGCATTGCTTCAAGTGCTGCGCTTTCCGTGTTGTGCAATTCCCATACGCTGAAATCAACTTGCGTTCTCCAATCCCATGGGTCTAGCCCTCTACTTTCGGCAAATTTCAACAAGCCTTTTTCACCGTTCAATCTATCCCCAGTAAATTGAACCAAACCGCGGGAACCGTAGCCGTCGCCACTTGTTATAGTGGTATTAAAACTACTTTCGGCGCCAATATTACCAGTCATGCCCGCCGCTTCAACGTCGCTTAATCCGTTTTGACGATATCGGTTATATATATCAGCTTGGATATTCCCTGTTTCTCCTTCGAGCGGTTGCCCGTTAAGTGCATCAGCGGAATATTCTTTTGCTTCAACTGTTGGGGCCGTATCTTCCGGAATGGCTACATCATCAAACGCATTATATTGAACGCCTTCGCGCATTGGTTGTATTTCTGCTACCGCATCATCTTTACTAAATTTTTCGCCAATATCTGCAAATGCATTGCCAGCTTTTTCTTTAACATGCTCCGTTACACGCCCTACACGTTCGCCAATGGCGCCAGTTACCTTTTTAGGTGTTACGCCTTTAACCATGCCAACCGGTAAAAACACATCGTCCCATAAATTAGTAGGGTTCATGACAATATTTTTTGCGAACTCGCCCGGATCATCAACTAAACGCCCAACCGGTTCCGTAATAGGATCTACTAAAACATTTTTTGCCGTAGCAACATATTTATTCCCTAATACCCCGTCCGGTGCCGTTCCTTCGTTTTCTGCCGTTGCATTGGCATCGTACGTTTCAACTGCATTGCCGATAACCGTTGGGGCGGCTAATACACCCGCAACCATTCTGACTTGTGGCGGTACAAGCGGCGTAATAGCTATATATCCGGCTGGCTTACCAACTCCGGCATTGTATGCCTCTACTCTTGCTTTGTTTAGGCCCGGTGTTTCATGTCCTTCTATAAAGTCCCCGTTATCATCAAATGCTGAAAACTTATCTCCATTAGCTTCAAGGGCATTAGCAGCACTTTGTGAATACTCCCTACCTAGATTATTTGCTTTATTTACTACATCATCTTTCCAATTTGATAATGTATTCATTACATTATCATTAATTTCTTTGCCTGTTTTATCAATCCATTCAATATTGTTTTTAACGCCATTAGCAACATATTCGGCATTATTTTTAACACTATCCCATAATGTAGGCTTGGGCGCGTTGCCTACATCATCACCGTATTCGGTTGTTATATCTTCAAAGGCGTTGCCGTTTCCAGCTGCCTTGCCGTATTGGCTTGTAATATCATCAAACGCACCCATAGTCTACCCCTTTTATTAATAAGATTTTAACCACGATTTATAATTGCCGTATCCGGCCGCATCAAGTTCCGCCGCTATCTGATCATCGCTCCAGCCTTGCGCTGATAGTTCATTCATTCGCTTGGAAACCGCTGCTTGTTCTTCGCTTGAATATGTCGGTTGACGTTTAACCGTTGGCGTTCCAGCACCACCGCCACCAGTAGGCGCACCGCTTAATGCGCTTTGTAACTGCCCATAATAAGGACTTTCTGTTTCCGCCTTATCTGGGTTAGCTTTTACCCATGCAGTATGCTGCGCGGATAAAGTCCTTAATACTTGCGCATTATAACCGCTTGTGCCTGTTTGTGTAGCCGTTGCCGGTTTAATATGAGTACCTACATATTTCATGCTGCCGTCTGTGCCAACAATATACGTTTTACCGTCTGGTAAAACTTTAATGTTCTTGGCCCCGAAATTACCGATATTTTTCATTTGGCCGTCTGGTGTCATTACGATAACTTGGCCGTTAGCGAATTGCTTAGTTTCAACCTTGCCATAACCGCCCATATCTTGAATAGAACCGTCGCCCATGTTGTAACGTACAATGTGTCCGTTTTGCGCACTACTAAATTTATAGTCCGGTTTATCCAACGCCGCAATGCTATTCAAGTTATTCATATCAATAGTGCCAGCACCTACTTTACTTGCTAGATAATTGTATCTTGCAACGGCTGGCGCTAACCCTTTAACCCGTTTTGTGTTGTATGTATCTACAACCGGGTTGCCGTCTTTATCTTGCGTAAATACAAGATTATTCATGATTTGTTGGCGCATAGGTTCAAGAACTTTTTCTTGGTATTCGTTGACTTGTTGCGCATACATCGAATTGATATCGCTTTGATATTGTTCGCTTGCAAGCCCTTGCGCGGTTTTAAAATCAAAGCCCGCTTTGACTAGTGCTAATGTGTTAGCACCCAATCGTTTGCGGGCCTCTGTGGTTAGACTTGCTTTATCCGGAATGGCGTATTGTCCTTGCGCTTTATCCTTTTCGGTATTACCATTGCTTACCAAATTGGGCGCTTGGTGAAAAAAATTAGTACCCCGTTGTTGTACCATGTCTTGGTACGTTTGAGGTACGCCAATACCGGTATTGTTTAGATTTTGAAAGTTCCATAAGCCGGTACTTTGTTGTGGTTGCGTTGCCACCGCCGGTGCATCTGTATTCGCTTGTACAGGTGCTGCCGGTTGTAGTGTTTGTGCCACTTGGCCAGGTTGTGTAGGTTGTCCCCATAACCCGTTATGTTGTGCCACCATTTGAGCGCCTACGGAATTGTTCCGCATTGCATCATTTACATATTGCGCGGAGTTGAATTGTGTCGGTTGCATCTGCATTGCATTTCTGTTTTGGTTATCAATCACTTGCAACTGGTCTTGCCCTTGTTGAGCATCACCATTTAACATGCTTTGATACCCTTTCGCCATTTTATTATTTTGCAATGCACCTAGCCGATGTGATGCATATTGTCCGGCTAGTTCGCCAACGGCTGCCCATGGTTCAAAGTCTTGTAAATAAATAACTCCCATTGTGTTATTCCTCTACTTTCTCAGTGTTTTTCTTACTGCCTTTTTTGCTTGTTTTTTTAGTGCCTTTGTTATCAGCATCTTCATTACTATTTAATTTGTCTTTAATGGCTTGCAGTTCATCTTCATTGATACCTTCTGCCATAATGCCGTTGGCATAGAATAAATTATCGCCAGTACATTGCAATTCATAAACCTGTTCAATTTTCCCAGTCGGTTCGCATTGCGTTACAGGCTGATACCCATGCACGGTCATAATTGGTTCCCCAATTACGAGGCTTTCAACTACTTTCAAGCCTTCCGGAGTTAATACCTTTTCACTTGCAGTAGTTGGTACTGTGCAATCTTCAGTAGATAACATATATGTTTCATGCTCGCCCATATCATGCATTTCAATTACATCGTTTACCGCATCAAGTGAAATAACGGCATCACCCGCTTTAAATGTTTCAATTGCTTTCCCACCTTCCGGTGTTGCAATTTCTGTACCTGCTACAAAGCAAAATCCTTTCATAAACCCTCCTAAGAAACCGCCACTACCTTGGCGCACTGTAGTTTGTGCTGGGCTAGCTAACCCGTACCGTAACGTCATGTAGCGGTTCAATAAATCTTCCTGATCTGCGTTATTAAGTTGTGCCATAGAATAGTAATCTTTCGCCGGTTGAATTGCCGCTTCTTGTGTAGTTGCGCCCGTGTTAATTGGGTTTTGTGCTAACCCTTCACGTTGGCCAACTAGCCCAGCGGCCGTTCCTGCGTTGCTCATTTGATTAGTATATCCTTGGTTCATCAAATTAGCTTGATTTACTATCCCATTTTGTTGGTTATTATATGTATTACCCCATAACCCCATTTTAGCGCCTATGCCACTTAGATTATTATTAAGTGCTTGGGTGTTAAGCCCTGCCGCTTGGTTAAGGTCTTGGGCGTATTGTGCTGCTAATGTATTAGATGCATTTTTACTGATATTGTTAATAGCAGTATCTGCTTGGGAAGAATTGATAATACCACGGCTTGCAAGTCCGGATACTGCACTACCTAATGTGCTTTCTAAATCATTGTTTAGTGCCTTTTGGCGTGCTTCCTGGTATGCAGTAGGCAATTGGCCCGATGTAATAGCGTTCATAGCATTTTGATTTTGCAATAATGCCCCGCTATACTCATTAGCCAATTGACTTGCCGTATTGTTCATATTATCAACGCTTGCCGCTAACTGATTAGCGTATTTTGTGTTATCGGTTAGGTTCTGCGCACCAGCACTTGAAATCTGATTTTGTAACGCACCAATCGCATTTTGATTATTTTGATTAGTCCCTAGATACTGATTGAACATATCTTTATATGCCGGTGTAATCACATTGCTTAGTGCTGCATCACCCATGCCTTGCAACGCATTAGCGCTTTGGTTAGTTCCGTTTATCCAACCAATTTGCCCTTTTAGCAATTCTTTTTCTTCCGCGCTGGCCGTAGGTAGTTTTGCATCAATGCTACTTACCTTTGATTTTTTGCCGCCACCGCCGAATAATTGCAAGTCAAATATAAACATGCTTTTCCTTTCTACAAAGTTGCTTCAAGGTGTTTTCTAACAGTCTTTAGCACTTTATAATTGAACCCGTTATATACATAGTCCATAGTTGGAACGCGTTCCATTTTCCACTTCTTAATAAACCCTTTAACGCTGCGATGTGTGGCCGTAACGATAATGTCTAAATCGTTTAACTTCATCACATCAACAATGTATTTCCCGATTACTTTCATATCACCGTATGTCTGCCATATCGTAAAATACTTATCACCGTTAAACTCATTAATCGTCCAAAATAGGAACCCTGCACCAGGGAAGAATTTAAAGTAATAATTGTACTTATCTTTGTAGTTATTATTTTCATCGAAATAAAAACCGCTTAGATCTACTCGTTCCCCTGTTCTACGTTCATAGTCCTTTATCATTGTTTCTAGGTTATCTAGCTTCATTATGATACCCGCTTCCACATATACACCGATAAATAAGGCTGCATAATACTGTGTGCTTGTCCGCCACCTTCAGCGTTGATATCGTGTGAATGTGCCCCGCTACTATTAATTACTACTTCATGAGAATGTGCTCCACCTGGTTGTATATCTACTTTTGCGCCAGTTTCAGATCCAATACCGCCTTTTATAATATCGACATTATATAGTCTAATGTTTTTTTCCCCAGTACGCCCGTAGGGCTTAATATCCGCGGAATGAGTATGTTCGCCCGCTTCACTTGCCGTTCCTGTATGCGTATGTGCGCCACCATCACCAGTAGCCCCACCATGTTTATGGCTAGGCATTTCTTGCACTGTTAATGTATGTGTTTCAGCGCCGCCAACACTACCAGCATTATACTTAGTGCCTTGGGATAACAGTACTCTACCTTGCTCGATATATTCCCATGTGCCAAACCCAAACAAATCATTCGGGTTAGTTTCTACGGTACTGCAATAGATAGCCCCTATCGGATATGCCTTTGTTAATACCTCATTGATTTTAGGCTTTAACGCATCTATATCTTTTCGAACCGCATCAAACATATCATTAATGCTTTTAGCTAAATGCGCGCTAGTAATCTGTTCATTACCGATATTATCGCTTTTCACTTCGCCAATGCCGATTTTATTGCCAGTAATAGAACGGTCAGCCATTACATCACCGCTAAACCCTGGGCGGTAGTATTTGATACTTTTAATCGATGTACTATCTGTAACTACAATAGCGACTACAATGCGAAGCACTGACTTCCATTGTACGCCGTTATATAGGTACATCTTATCGGCTACCGTGTTATAGTGCATTTTATCCATTTCAGCCTTCGGCGCACTTGCTTGGCGCACTGGTTCAATAGTAGTACTGCCATAACTTAACGCGCCCGATGCGGAACGTTCGATATATAAATACGATGTAGATCGTGCTGGTAAATTCCATGCACTCGTTTTATTTGTAATCGTATTTACATAGTCTACGCTTCCGTTATCATCGTACCCGTCGGCGAATGATAATAATACAGGGGTTTGACTGCCGTCAATCATTACACTTAGGTTATCACCAATCAAAAACGCCCATTCACTATTACCAACCTTACCGTTTAGCACCCTATTCCGTAGCACGCCACCGCCTGTATTACCGCCACCGCTAGCCTTTAATTCTACGGCTTTAGCGACTTCTAATATTTCAGCCCGGTTTTTCTGAATGCTATCCTGCACCGTATCCCCTTGGGGTGTAATATCCAAAGGGTGTTTTTCTTTATATGCCATTTTATACTTCCTCGTATGTATAATCTAACTGCCTTAGGGATATAGCCCCTTTTTGAACGTGTATTTTAAACTGCACATTACGATTAGCACCGTCACCAATCTTATACGCTTTGGTGTATTCGTTAGTATTCATCTTGCTTGTAGCGTTTATAGTTTTCATCGTTGCATAATATGTCTTAGTAGCCTTACTAGCAAAATTAATAGGCTTAGCCTTCTTATTGGAAATGCCAATTGTGCCATATCCATTAATAATATTATGTGTTACGAAATTGTAGTTCATAATCAATATGAATTGACGTGTAGCCAATCGGTTGCCACTAATAATAGAGGTTTCAATTTGTACGCCATCATCTGTATCTATGCTTTCATCAAGAATACCAATCTTATTGCCATAGGCTACATATACATCTTTGTCAACGCTTACAACGGAATTGATGCTATACGTGAATTTCCTAGATGTGAATACACCGCGACCGTCATTGTATCGTGGTAGGTAATGATAGATGAATAAGCTATCCCCATTGTAGGGTTTTATCCACAATTGCTTACGGCTAGGTACATGCCACATTTCACAATCTTTAGTGATGTATTTAAGCAGGTAGGAATTGATATTAAGCCCAGTTTCAAAAGGTTGTATTTCTGCATACGTATTAGTAGGCATGAATGACATAAACCCTTGCTCTCCTAGATAATATGATCTATCGTCGATATTACAAGTTGAACCGCTACAATACCCAGTAGATGATAGCTGGTAAACAGTTAAGTTGTTTTCGTCCGGTGTCCCCACTACTTGATACACGCGCCCGTATTCCTTATATACGATAATTGCACGCGTTAGGAAATCAACGGCAATAATACTGCCCTGGTCTTTATACCCGACGTCTAACCACTGCGCACTAGATGCATCATTCCCATTGTGTGTCCATGATTGATAATCACCTACCGCCGACCAATTCAACCGATGCGAATAAATCGATGAAAGTAACACACGTCCGGAATGACTGGATACCATTTCACATGTAGGGCTTTCTACTGTAATGAGTTGCCCTGCTCCCGTAATTGCCTGTAGCTTTCCGCCACTAGCAATCAGAATATCACCACCAAATGCATGATACATAGGCTTTTGCACACCACTTAATACCCCTAATAATTTGCGAGTGCTGAAATCTGTTTCATATAAATTCTTATTCGATGAAAAATACCAACGCTTTCGATACACATCGTAATACAACGTTTCAATAGGCAAGCCGAAATCATACAGTACTCTAACCCCTGGTACTGTACGTAATGCATTATCAGTTCTATCGAATTCGCATTGCCTAGCTTGCGTTAAGGCTTGCATATCAATATTTTCGGGCGGGTTCGACCAGTCAAGGCCCAATCGGAAACCGTTTGTTGTTGCTACCTGTTTTACGCCCATTATGTGATACCCCTTGCCACTTTAATTTGTTCCGTGATGTAGTCAATAAAGGTCTTATCATAGGCAGCATAATCAGTCATAAGTGATTTTTTCTTCACCATGAAAGATATAAGCTGCACTAGATATTGATGAAAGAATTCGGAAAACGGAATAGGATCGTCCATATCATCAACGTGGTTTTTACGCACGCTATAAAACACACCTTTTACTGTTTCCCCGTCATACGTTTCAAATGTTCCGTTAATGATGCGGATAGGATAGCCACTCTTTGGAACGAACCCCATAAAGTCTGACGGTACGGCTTTTAAGTTCGGTATATCCGTATTCTTAACTACTTCGCGGTCTTTAATACTAACCAATATAGTAGCTAGCCAATCAATAGCTGCGTTAATGTACTGGATATATTCTAATTGTTCATCTAGTATTTCGTTACTTTCAACATTAACTAGAGTAATCAGTTCTTTTACAACCATAATCCCAATACCCTTCCGCTATAATACAATCATTTTCACCTAGTCCACTGTTAATTGCTTGTAGTGCATTTACCATATTGCTAGTAATACCGGTAATATCCATATTCATTACGCGATACACGATGTAGTCAACTAACAATGTTTCTAGTTCTGCCGGTAGTCCGCTTTCATCATCTAACGTTTTATATCCAGCCGTCTTTATATAATCAACGGTGATTTTCTGTTCATGATCCGCATCAAATACCACCGTTTGTAAATTCAATACGTGATACCCTTGCACTTCCGCATCATCTGCTTTAACCTTCAACACTCCAATACATTGAAACGGTAGTACAATTCGCCCCGTTCCGTTATCTTCATGTGTGGCAGTTGCAAGGCTAGGGCAATATTGGCTAATTAAAGCGTTCAATAGGTGATTGCCTTCGTTGTAATACTCCAATAACTGGTATGGTGTATACGTTTCTTGCGATGTATCGCCTATTTGCATGAACGCCCTATTTACTATTTGTTTTACGTTCATATTCACCCCATATAAGAATAAAGGCGGGTATCACCCCGCCTATACCTATAAATTAGCGTTCAACAACGCCGCCAGTCATTACTTGAATTACGCCGTAGTCTTTGCTATTGAATTTAGTTTTTTCAACTGCACCATAGAACGCAATACCGTTACCAGCAATGTTGCCGTAATCGTCTGTTTGTTCAATGTGTTTCGCTGGTCTAGCTACTGCGAAACATGCCGCCTGTTTGCCCAACAATAAGTTATGGCATACATTCGCACTAGATGCGCCTGTAGTATCAGATAATACGCGTTCGTATTCGTAAAGAATTACACCGTCATATTCGCCTAATGCACCTGTGAAAATAGGGTTTTTAGAACCACGAACATTTGCGTTTTGTTGTGCTGCTAACCATTTAGCATCGTCTTTTAAATCACGAGCCGCCCATGGGGATACAAGCATAATATACTTGTCCATGCCGTCAACCTTAATCGGCTGCACTTTAGGGCCGTGCATCATTGCTTTACGTTTCGCACGAGAAATAATAGTTGTTGTTAATTTATCATTTGCCGTAATGCTTGCTTGCGAGTTAGCTGCGCTTGCATATAATACTTCGGTGCTAGTAGGACTTGCAGAAAGTTTAGAAATTAATTTATCGTCTAACCAGTCCGATAACCATTGTTTTAACGCGCTTTTGATTTCTTTCAACATATCATATTGTGTTTTTTGGTCGTCCGCTTCAAAACGGGAAACCGCATTACGCACTAATTGAGTATTTACTTCGAAATCATAAATGTTCAAGGTATCTTCTGCACCGGATAATTTTGCTCTGTTACCTTCAACGCCGGAACCTGTTAAGTTCATCATCAAGCCGAATACTACGCTATCGCCTTTTACGTTTTCTAAATCTTTGTTTTTATGTACAACGTTGGAACCGTCCAATGCCGTAAATTTATCAAAATAGCTTTCTTTCAAGCCTTCGCGCCATACTTTTTTGACCCATACTTTAGGAACTAAGGCCGCTGGAATATTAACTTGATTTCTTTGTTCTGCCATGTTTTACCTCTTATAATTCGTCAAAATATTTGCGTACATCGTCCGGCAATGCATCAAGGTTGCCCGTTTGATACGCTTTCAATATATCTTCTTCCGTTACTTTGTTAGGCGTAGGAACGCCACCATTTAACGCGCCAGCTTTTGGCAACGTAGCCGCAACTTGTAAAGGGTTGTTCGGTACTTCGGTACTTGTCGCCCGTTCATTTTGCAATTCTGTTACAAATTTTCTAATGGTTTCAAAATCGGCTTCCGTACCTTCGCCAATATCAACACGATAAAAAGCATCGTTAATCGGTTGTGCATCGCGCATCGTCATTCCGTTTAGCTTTTCTAAACCGCGTTGATACAATTCCCCAAAGTTCGGTAATGATTTAATTTCATTTACGAAATTAATGTTAGTTTGTCTTTGTTGATGTATCGCCATTTGCTGATTAGTAATTGTATATTCTGCGTTGGCTTCAAAACGAATGAACTCGTTATATTTCTGTACATCTTCAAACATAAGACTTTCTAAATCTTCCGCCGTAATGTTAAAGCGTTTCAATGCTTCACGGCGTACAAAGTCGCGAATATTTGATACTTCTTCATCTGGCAATGTAATTGGCCGTTGTTGTGCTTCGTATTGTCTAGCCCGTTCTTCCGCTGCTTTACGTCTTGCGCGTTCCTGTGCAAGTGCTGCCTTTAAGTTCTGATCGTTCGCATGCGTTTCTTCCGTTTCTTCGTTAGTGTTCGGCGTTTCCGGTTCTACTTCCGCATCATTCGCATCACTTTCTGCCGCATCATCTGTAGAGGGTTCATCTGGTGCAGTTTCCTGTGTATCCGTTTCTTCGGTTGTTTCTTCCAGTTCAACGCCCGCGTTTTCTAAATCTTCCGGTGTGAAACCAGCTTCTTCGATGTTTACTAAATCTTTTTCCATATCAAATACTCCTTATTGCCTTTTAACGTCATTGCCGGACGAATATAAGAATATGGCAGTTTAACGCCGTTGCCGGGCGATAATGTATAAGCAAGCCTTTTAACGCCATTACTTAGGGCGAAAGAAATATAAAAAACGCCCCATTACGGAGCGTTTGTTATTGTGTTGATAGTTTATATTACATAGTGCCTAAATCGTTCATAGGCGGTAAAATTGGCGGTGCATTTTGAATGTTTTGTTGCTTACCTTTCAAGGCTAACCGTTCCGCCATGATTTGCTGCGGTGAAATCTGTACGCCTAGCGTTTGTAAATACATGCTTAACGCTTCCGCCGGCATATCATCTAGGCTGCCGCTAACACGCAATTCTGGTAAAGCTGGTTTTTCTGCTGCTTCTTGCATGCGTTTCTTAACCGTTTCTTTTTCCGGGAAGTCCATAAAATCGAGAATGATATCCATAGGAATATCAACGCCGCTTTTCTTGGCTTCCAATAATTGATATAGGTTAGCACGCCTTGCCGTTGCGCTTGCTTGGCTTGTAGTGATTACGATATCAAAATCAAAGGCGGATAGATCATATAAGACTTGTTTAATCGGATTACCTTCCGCATCACGTTGCGGTTGCCCTAGCGCATCGGTTAAAACCTGTTCTTGCATAGGTTGATTTAACCCCGGTGCAATCTGTACAAATTCCTTTTGCCCGTCATCGCCCATAATGCGCATTGCTTTGGCTTCATTGTAGAATTGTGGAATTAAACCCGGTGCGTTTTTCTCACCCCATAATAGTTTAACAATTTGTAACTCCGCTTCTTTTGCTTGTGCGAATATATCCGCCGTTTGTACGGTTGTTACAGATTGCCGCAAGTCGATTGCCTTACCACTCATAGAACCAATGCTACCGGAAAGGCTTTCCGGAGTTATACCGCTGATTGAATAAAAATCATTGTCTGATTGTTGTTCCAAAGTTAGATTAATTGCGCTATCCATTGCCGGCGTGCCGTCTACAAAGGAAACGCCCGGCGGTAGGAATATATTGGCGCCCGGTTTTGTACTATCATTCTTGATAGTTTTCTTTAATTGTTCCGTGAATTGACCTTGCCAGAATTTAACGCCTAAAGACTGTTGATTAACAACGTGCATGCGTTGACTTCGGTTTTTATTCTTTTCGCGTTGAGCATCTTTAAGATCACGCACAATGCCAGCTGGTTCTAGTTCATCATCTACCAATTCACCGGTATAGTAACAATACTCACGCACTAACGGGAATTTACCATGCTTATAAGGACTTTCGCCTTCTTCCAATAGAACACTATCGGCGAACGTTGCGTATCGAATTTTAGTATCTGGTATGCTTGTAGGTTTCTTGCCTGTAGCCATTAATACAACAAACAACGGGTTAGCTTCATCAATTAACCCCTCTTTTGTCATGTATACATTCTTTTTACTGTATTCTTTATACCAATACTGCACTACACGAATTTTATTGTAGTTACTGCTATACCAAAGAGCTTCGCCGTCTACTGTTTCAATAATACCAGCTTCCTGTTCGGTTTCATCATATCGGCTTTTTAATGCGTTGATTTCGTCAACCTTTTCCGGATAAATCTGCTTTAACTTAGCAGCACTTTCCCAGCTATAACGGCCAACATATTGCGCATCGCTTAAATCGTCCTTTTTACATTCCGGATCTATGAAAGCATCAAACGGAGAAACACGTTCAATTTGAATAGTGCCGTCTAACTTCGTATAGTCAAATTCATAAGATACCCAGTAATTGGCTAAACCGCAAATAATTTTATCGCGGAAACATTTGCCTTTATTGCGTTGATAGTTCGCACGATCTAAACAGTATTTTGTAATACCTTTCGCAACGCGGCTTATTCTATCATCTTCTTCGGAACGTGGTAAAAAGTCCGGTTCCGTTTCATTCTGAGATGCATAACCGCATAACAGATTAATAACCGGTCTAATTCTATTAATCGTAATTGCTGGCCGTCCAGCTTCACGCATCTTTTTCATGTCGCCGTCTTGCCATTGCTTACCTTGCATAAAGGCAAAATCTTCAGCGGCAGCCTTGCGCCATTCTGACGTGGCGGCCAATGCATTTTTTACATTGTTTTTCGCTTCGTATATATCAAATGTTGTTTGTTCTATATCCATCATTCCACCATTTCAGAACCATAAATCATATCGTACATTTGCTCTAACTGCCATTGCGGCATTGCTTTGGCAAATTCCGCCAGTTGTGCATCTGTATATTTAGCCGGAATAATAACGCCTTTTTCTTCGCGTTCACCGTATTCCGATTTAAGAACCTTATAGGCATAATCACGCAACGCCCTTTCACTCATACACCCCATGCGCTTATATCTCCTTCGCTATCATCAACATATTTATAACCGTCATTAAATGGCTTTTCTGGTTTAACCGATTTTACTGGCCGTGCCATACACATATAACGCACCGCATCATACGCATGATCTTCTTGTTTCGTGTCTACGTCCTCAACTTTTATTTTGTCATAAGTTAAAGCTGGCAATGTACGTATTAGGTGTACGCAATTACTGAATATCTTTAACTTACCTTCTTTTAATCGTTGATGTACTTGCATCAATCCGGCCAATCTATCATTATCAGCACGCACCCAGTACACGCCTTCCGTTGCAAATATTTCCGCAATCGTTGGCCCGTCATGCCCTGTACGTTGCCATATAGCGGGGTCTGCTACGCCTTGATAGTCTTTCAAGTGTTCTATCTTTTGCGCTACTTCTCGCGCCGTTTCCTGTGTTCCTGTATCAGGCATGCCCGGCTTGCAACCGTAATACTCACCTGTGATATATAACACATCGTCATAATCAATCGCGTAGGAATATACTGCATATGGTTTTGTATATCCCCAGTCCATTGAACGATATCGTTGCCAATGATGCGGAACTTCAAACGGTTCTATTACATGCTTCTCCGTTCTAAATTCCGTAAATACTTGACCTTCGAATATGTTCCAGTCGCCTTCTAAGTATGCTTTACGTAGTTTTTCGGGTAGCGTATTAAGTGCATCTATATAATTCTGTGATAGATGCGGGTTATCACTTGCCCTTGCTTGAATATATGCAATCTTATCGGCGAACGGTTGCATTTCTTTTGTAAAATTTCTATCAATGAATAAATCTTTAACCCACATATGGCCTTTACCGCCTGGATTAGTTGCCGCGATTAACTTAGTATCACTTATACCAACCCAGCGTAGACGCATACGCAAGAAGTCGAACACGTCGCGACTATTCAAGGTTAATTCATCAATAGCAATAGCAGCGAATTCGCTTGATAAATATTTACTTGGGTTATCTAAGTTACGAAAACAGATAACGCCGCCACCTAATTCATTATTTAATGTGAATTCATGGTTACTTTCTTTATAGCTTCCCAGCCATTCGGGAAATTCCATTTTTATTTTAGAGATTTGACGATCATCTAAACTGGGGTAATCTTCACAAAACAACCCTACGCGTATTCCTTTAATTCCTGTTTGAATGAACCAGTCAATTAAAAGCCATACTAAACCCCAGCGGAGTATATACGATTTACCACCACCAGCAGCGCCGCCATATAGCGTATATATATTTTGCTTTACCGCGCGCAAGAATTCTTTCTGCTTAGGCGTTGGCCGTATCACATCGCGAAACAGATTTGTTTTACTCATCTGTATCACTCAATTCATCATTATCAATAACCAACTTAACAGCACTTTCTGTTGTAATTTCCTGTTGTATCTTATCGCGCCATTCTTTAGACTTGCGATTTTTAAGCCAAAATATAATTGCGGTAGTGTTTCCCCTTAACGCTTCTTTATAAAGTGCATTTTCAACTTGTAAATCTGCTTCATCTTTTCCTATTTTTAGGGCGTTCGATATTTCCGGTGATTTCTTACGCCATTCCCATAAGGTGGAAACGGCAATACCCATATTAGATGCAATTTGTTCATTTGTTAGGCCGTTACGCGCCCAACCTTTTAGCAGTAAAATCTTTTCTTCTGCTTCCCAATCCGTATATGTTGTTTTTGCCATTGTTTCACCCCCTTATTTCAGAATGTTATTATCTTTTGCTTTCATGCGCCCATGTGATCGCGCACATATGCCGGCTACTTGCTTGGCTGCGTGTTTGCTAGTGCAATATGTTTGGCATAAACCGTCATAATATATTTCGCTGGCCGTGCATTGGCCCTTCTTATTGTTAAGGCATTTTGACTTTGTACATATGATATTCACTAGCTTTTCACCACCTTTACAAACTTTTTTGAAAAAATTTTAATTTTCCTATTGACTACTTGCGAAAACGCAAGTATAATGAAGCCATAAGATACATCGGAAAACGCAATTAAGCGAAAAGGAGAAATTAAAATGCTAACACTTAAAGACTTAAACACAACTCAAACATGGAACTTTGAAAACAAAACAGATGCTTCCGATTTCATTAGTACAATGAGTTTCGGTTTTGAATGGCAATTAATCGACAATAACACAAACGAAGTTATTGCTTGCCACTACTTCGAATAGCAAATAAAGGCGGTAGATAACCACTACCGCCAACTATTTAAACCAAAGGAGAATACAACAATGCAAATGACTATTCAAGAAATTAAAAACGCGATCAAATACAACGAACTAAACAATATCGAAACATTACAAGCCGCATATACCGGCGTTAAATACAACAATGACGGCATAATTCAAACACTAGGTTATGACGATTTAAGCAACATTGTTATGATGCTTCGTTATCTAGCTGAAAAATGCGAGTTACTACGCCGCCGTACTAACTCAATATATGATGCGTTCGCTGCATTTAACCTACGCGAAACAATATTCGATACTATAGACGAATATCAGAAAGAAATGAATAACCAAATACGCCAAATGTTAGCCGCTAGATAATAGCGGCTTTTTTAATTACTCAAAACCAAACACGGGGCAAACGTTCCATAACTAGTATCAAACAGATGCAGCGCGTTCAGTTTTCAATAATCAAATGTTACTTTTATACAAGAAATGGGGTATATCGTCGCGGATACACCCCATTTTATTTTTGTTTTATTCTATTTTATTGCATATTCTAAACAAATACCGATAGTTCTCATGCGCTCTTATGAAACTTTTGAAACGATACAAGTATTCAACCACGAAAAAACAAATGAAATTTAACAACAGCAAAATTATTTATAGTATGAAGGTTTTCACTATATCGGTATTTGTTTACAGTATGCAATTGCGGGGCGTTGTGTACCCCGCAACTACTAACCTGTTTACCTAAGGAGAGAATGCAAATGCTCAACTAGCACTTTACACCTTATATTATACTATATATGGCGTTTCCACCTATTTCCGATATAGTCCGATATAGTCCGAATTATACCGATTTAGCAGTATACATACACGCATAATATGTATGGTGCAAATAATAGCCAACTTGTACAAGGCCGGCCGTTTTTATTTCTGCCGCTTGCGACTTTTCCAAATCTGTAAAGTATCGCGCATGCTTCGCGCTTTTGCCGTCGATGTATTCGCGTAGCAATAAAATATTTGCTTTCCCTGTGGTGCATGTGTTGATGATATCCGCTGCGGTTTCCCGCTCATCAATTAATGCGCCTATTTCTTTGTGTACTGCATCGCGTTTGCTTTCAAGGCGTATAATCTGTTGTTCCAATCCGCCAGGTGTTCCGCCACCTGTTAGGTGTTCTTTGGAATAATCAACGGCGCCTATTGTTGTAATATCTGATTGTAAATGCTTTAGATCTTCCTTCAATGAGTTAATTTTCATTGTGATTAACTTGATAGGCTCTAAATATTCTTTTGCTATTTCCCTGTACTCTTTATCAGTCATATTTCCCCCGTATGGTTCATCATCTTAGATTCTTAACCGTTTCCCCTAACATGTTTAAATAATCCTGTAAATTACCTTTGATTGCATCATTTACTAATTGGATATTATCAGTTGTTACATAATGCGCCAGTAGCATTTTATACATCATATCTTTTGTTGGTACAAATATACAAATTGATAACGATACTAGCCATATCGCACCAATAGCCTTTGTCCACCACTTTAACGACGCAATTTCTTCCTCTGGCATTTCGTCTACGCCAATATACAAACCAGCCAATATAAACATTGCAATACTTAACAACAAAAACAAACCTTGATTAAGTACATCAATATTATGTAGTACCTCAATCAAATACAAATACATCGGGTTAATAATAGGCATTACACATTTCCCCTTTCGCCTACTAATATTATATTAATCGTTCATTTCCCTGTGCTTCCTATTCCGCCAGTACCGCGCGCCGTTTCTGTTAGTTCCTTGACCTCTAACAGTTTTAATGCGCCTACTGGTACAAGAATACCCTGTACTAACCTATCGCCCTTTTGAATTAGATACGCATCATCGCTGGTATTGTGTAATATCGCTTTTATTTCGCCCCGATAATCCGCATCAATCACACCGAACGAATTTGGAATAATTAACGGTGTTTTACTCATGCTAGATCGTGGCGCCAGCATCAACATATACCCTTTCGGAATTTCCACCGCTAAACCCAGCGTTACATATTGCGTTTGATGCGGTTCTATTACTACGCCTTCTGGTTGATAAAAGTCCATGCCGGCAGCATCTTCGCTGCCAACTTTTGGCATCAATACACCTGGCATGCATCGCTTAACTTTGATAACGTCCGCATTATATCGTTTATATCCAAATATGCGTTTAATCCTATTTAGTAGTTCCATTTATTGCCCCTCATTTCAATAATGCTTCCAACACTTTATTTTTCCTATCCATAATGCGAATTTCTGCCCGCGGGTTTTCTTTATCTATACCCGCTATGCAGCTTTCACCATAAGAACATATCCATTTATCATCATCAATAACTTTGGCTTTTGTTAATATATCGCTAGTCGCCTGTAGCAACCCGATTAAGTCCGGCCAACTTCTTTTATTAGGCAAATAATATTTACATTCAACAACTACAATGCCAGATATATGCAGTTTCTTGCCAGCTAGTTGCCATAAACAAGCATCTTCATAATTTCTATACGCTTCTGACGGAATATAACCCCGCTTATTACCGTTTTTAACTATTTGCCCGTGGTTCTTTTTAGTAATCGGGCGGCCTTTGAATACTATGTCAATTACGCTCATTTTCTGCTAGCCTCGCATCATCTTCTTCATAAATCCACAACATAGCATTTTCGGAATGACTCCACGATGTACTACCACACGGAAAACAACATATAAAGCCTTTTTCGCCTACACCAGCAAAATATAATTTCCGTTCACCGAATACCGTTTTAACAATTATTTGCGTATCAACTGGAACCTTTTCCCATTCCACAATACCCAGTAACGCACCAATAGAATATTTATCGGTTTTAGGACTTAAACCCAATACACGGCATGGAATACGCGGCGTATGCTCCCGCACTTTAAAATGTCCACCGTTTTCAATAAACGTTGGGTTTACAAAATAGGCATATACACCGATTATTTTAATATCGCGGTACCCTTCATCATACATTTCTTGCAATAGCCATTTTTGCTCATTCGTCATTTTCTAATTTCCCTTCTATCATTAATCGTTTCGTTTTTGTTTCGACTTCATCGACGATAACTGCCGTTGATGCATTTTCTAACAGATTTCGTTGACGTTCTTTTTTAATTCTTTCCAGTAAATCGTTATTCATCTATTACCCTTTCAATTGATATTCAAACATTATTTCCGTTTTCGGCGCATTGATCATCATAATAACGCTATGATGTGCCGGCGATTTTGTATGCTCGCCAGTTTCGCTTATAAACTTAATGCGCTTAGTTGGTACATATACGCTTATATTTGTCTTACTAAACAATTTATGCCTTTGTACCCCACCAATGTATCTATGGGTAATACCAGTACACACGGACGCCCAGTTTCGATGCATCGCGCTATAATTTCATCTTTATTACTGTACGGCGGATTAGTAATCAAATAGTCGAATTCATATTCTTTATTCAAAAAATCATTAATGCCGTATATAGCCAACGGATCATATTCACGCGTAATAATTTTTGTGAAATTGCTTTTATCTGTATCAAACGGCAATATGATTTTATCGCCAGTTTTTGGCGGGAATACATCAAGCATCGTTCTAACCGTTTCTATCGGTGTATACCATTCATCGCTTTTAGCGCCTTTTATTAATGCTTGTTTCATCGCTTCCGCCTTTCAAGAGTTAAACCAGCAGCCAATAAGCGATTTCTAACAAATGTACCAGATACACTATATACGCTCGCAATCTGCCTTATGCTCAACCCTTCATTACGCAATTTAATCAATGCACTTGTTTCAATATCCTGGTATGCCGGTTTTCGTTTTATTTCTTTCCTTAACCCTAGCGCGGCCAATGCTGTATCTACGGTTTTCCTACTGTATATGCAAGCACCCAGCGCAAACCAGTTTTCTATGTAATTCAAGATATATCACCTCTTACTGCCATTTAATATATTGATCGCATCGCTTCAAAATATCTTTCACTAACTCCAACGGGATACTTGACCTTACGTTATACCTATTAACACCAGTTATATTTAGCTTATTGAATTTAATAGTGTTCTTTATATCATCTTTCAATAATTTCAAATTGATATTACTACCAAACTTGGTGGGTTTCTTGATTGGATAATCATAGTTGTTGTAATATGTTAGGTTTTCATAAGGAATATTAAACCCTATCACATTGGCTATGTATTCCCATATCCGCCCATATGCTGGGTTTTCAATCACAAATACTTTAGGTTGGTAACGCTCAATGATTTTTAACGTGTTATAGATACACATCTCACCATTGATGCGTGTTAGGAATGACTTGTCATACTTGAATTGGTAGTTTTCATAATCAATGTGATTTCTGATTGTGAATTTACTTCCTTGTTCGTACTCACCGAATAGGTTTATAGTCATATCCTTTTCTTGTTTCCAGCACGCATTACCACCTTTCATCGCACTTGCTACACTCCAACTTTCACACGGCGGACTAGCTAATATCACATCAGGTTTATCTAGTTTGTCTAATTGCTCCCATAGTGCGTTAGGCTGATGTAATGTATTAATCGCTAAGTCTTGATTGATGCACGCATCACCAATTCCTATTGATGTTATTGTGTGTTGCCCCCCCCCGTATTCATGTTATATTCATCTACCGCTTGACGATAACAGCCGTTGCCGTCGTCAAATAACCCCCATATATGCATTTTCACCTTCCTAATATTTACCTTTACTCCGCTTGATGCGGTTGTTATTTGTCTTGATATACCCGTGCACACAATGCCGGATATTACGGGTTTCTAATTCTTCTTTTCGGCTCAAACTGTATTTTATATAGGCCGCGCATGTACTATGGCAGCCTATCGCCCTAAACTTACAACCTTTGCATGGTGCTTTCATTTCCTGTTTCCACCTTTAAAAAATACCAACCAAATTGTTTTTCCGCGCCGTTGGCCTAAAATCGGTTTATCTGGCAATAACTGGCGTACTTTTGGCAAGGTTACTTGTTCTTCATTCCATTTAAAAATTAACGTTCCGTTTTGTTTGAGTACCCGCCAACATTCCGCAAGGCCCTGTTTTATATCCTTTTTCCAGTCTGGCCCTAATTTCCCGTATTTCAGTTTTAGAAATGACGTATTGCCAGCGCTCACCAGATGTGGCGGATCAAAAACAACCAAATAAAATGTTTCGTTTTCAAAAGGCATTTTTCTAAAATCTGCAACTATATCCGGTTTTACAATTAACTTCCTACCGTCGCATAGTGTTGTATTTTCCATTCGGTTATCCATGTAAACTGTTTCTTTATGTTCTCTATCAAACCAAAACATTTTGGAACCACAACACGCATCTAATATCTTCATAGCGCGCCCTTTTTAATCATTTCCATTAACGCACCGGTAATCAGCGCTAAAGCAAGCGTTGATACAAATAAACCCAATACCGTATTACCAGTAATGCCAAATAAACCTAATAACCATAGCACCATTGAAACAAGGAACGCTAAGCCTAAAACTTTTACTAATAGCGCAAGTACTACATACGCCAACAATGCAACATTTTTCATGCTTTTATCTCCTTATTTTCAAAAGGGTTTATCGTTTCACGCACCACAAAAGAAGTATTGTTATACCCATGGCGGTTTTCCCATTTACGGAATACATCGGTTAATTCTTTTTGTAATTCGTCTATATGTTCTTGTTTTACATTCAAAAGATAATCTTCCGACCATTCCTCAATTTCATCGTCTAGATCACTATAGACAATATCCTCAATTACACGATCTGCATCAACAGTAGGAACATAATAATATGGATTTCCAACTTTAATCATTGGTACTTCGTAGGCTGGATAACTATCCGCAAAATCTTTTACAGCATCTTCTATGCTTTTTTGCGGCCAACCTACATATTCACCTAAACACCAGCACCATTCATTCTCGTTTTTTACTAACATTTTCGCACCCTAGAACGGAATATTTTCATCGTTCCCCTTATCATCTGCAAAATTATCAAAATTGCTTTCTGTTGCCGCATCATTTAAAGCGGATACCCCAACGAAACCGGCGATAACTTCCATAACATATTTCTTTTGGCCGTCCTGTGTTTCATAACTTCTTGTTTGAATTCGACCTTCCACAAATAGGCGGTTTCCTTTTCTGTAGGTTCCTACTGCTTCGCCAAGCTTGCCCCACGCAACGCAATTAATGAACGCCGTTTGTTCTTTTGTTTCATTCGTAGCACTATCAATATATGTATTGCTGGCTGCAATTGTGAAGGTGGCAACCGCTCGACCAGATTGCGTATAACGTACTTCTGGATCACGTGCAAGATTTCCCAATAATTGAACACTATTCATAATATAATTCCCTTTCTATTTTCTAATTCTACGGGGCAAATCCACTCAATTTACCCCTTTTACTATTTCTCCCTTATGAATTATCATTGACTGTTTAAAACTTCCATACAACGCATTTAAACGATTTTTTTGAGGTGTAAACAATTCATCAAGCATTAAATTCGTTTGAATTTATTATTCACTTCAACACCCCCAGAATTAACGCCTTCCCTTCGTCAGAAATATTCGCTTTTTCAACGGCTCTTTTAAGGTCTATAGGCTCGTACTTTTTAACCTCAATCAAATGGCCGTTATCCAGCATCTTAACTTCTGTTTGTTTCGGCATATTTAGTTCTGCGCGCTTCCGTGCTTCCATTAAAAGCCCGTTATTCTTGATGCCTTCCGCAATTTCCATATTCTTTTGTTCGCGTGCTGCCAGTTGTTCATATGCTTTACAAAATTGGCTCATTGCTGCGCTTTCGTTGTAGCTTTGGCAATTTCTTGGATCAAAGAAATGCCATACAGTTTTAGCTGCTAACTTTGTTATACCTTCCAATTCATCAAGGCCTTTTTCATAACCTACGCTACTGGCTTTCTTTCTGACTACACCCCATGCATCTTGCGCTATCAACCGTTCTTCTTTTCCGTTTACATATCCGGAAATTTCTTCCGCTTTCTTGCGAATAGTGGCAACGGCTGGAACGAATTCACACGTATTAATGCATTGCTTGATTGCTTCGGCCAGCGTTACCGGGTTAATATCCTGTAACATGTAGGCGTACATTTCTGTTTTCTTTACATCAATATTCGGATATATCAATAACTGGCCCGTAGCTGCATATATCTTCGCGTTCGGTTTCATCTGTTCCCCTTTCTACCGCATCAATTAGCGCGTGTAATTCTGCAACCTTTCTTTCTGTATCCGTCATTGCAGCCGTTTCATTGCTGTTTAAGTATGTATCAAAATGGCTTGGCGCAAATAGAGTTTTAGGTGTTAGGTACTTTTCTAATTTCGTACCTTGCCATTCACGGCATTTCTTATCAATCACGGTTTTAAAATCGTCAACAGTATAACCTTCTTTTAATCGTGATCGTATCGCTTGTACATATGGTTTAGTTGTAGGCTTGAATTTTGAACCGGTTTTAAGATTAAGATATTCGATAATTTCAAAGTGAGATTTATCCACATCGTCATGTGAAACATGACATATTGTTTCTATTCTATTCTCTTCTTCTCTTATCTTATCTATTCTTATCTGTGTATCCATTTTGTATCCATTTTGTATACATTTTGTATCCATGCAGGTATTATCTGTGTTCATAGGCGGTTCAACCACTTCATACACCTTGTTTTTTAACTCTACCTGTTTTGCTTCTGGTAGTTCTGATTTTGAATACCTATCAGATTGAACATAATTATGTATGCGCCAATGGCGAATTACGATAACACCTGTTTCAAAACCAATAACAAACCGTTTGGCAATGAGTAGTTTTAAATCATCTTCCTTACACCCTGTTATACGCATAATGCTTTTTGGTGATTGGATAAACCCGTCATCGTCTGCCCTTAATAGGAGATGAAAGTATAAGCATTGTGTGCTTTGTGGCATGTCTAGGAAATTATCAGTATCAATAATTTTCTTTGACATCATTCGTCGTTCGGCCATTCAATCCCCTCATTTCGTTCAATCAATATTTCCCGTATCTCTTTTGCATGTTCGCCGTGTGCTTTATTGTGGCAATCACGGCATAAGCACGCTAAATTTTTTAAATTCGATAACCCCATTTGTGATCTAAATACAATGTGGTGTACTTCCGATGCAGGCGCACCGCATAGTACGCATTGGCCGTTATCTCTTTCGTACGCCCATTTTCTAGTGCGAGCGTATAATACGTTATCCAGCTTTTTCCTTTTGTTCATGTTCGCCCCATTCCTGTACTAATGAATTGATGTACTCATCATTTTCTAAAGGAATACCTAGTTGACTGCACTCATCAACAAGTGCATCAATTAACCTTGCCATTTCTTGTTGGTTATATACTGATGAGCCGTGATATGCACGAATGATTGTATAACCTTCTGTTTTAGCAGGCCCCGCATTTTCAGCGTGCCACCCTAACCCATGCCCTTTCCAAATCTCGATAAAACGCTCTGTGGCATCGTTTTGAATTGGTAGATAGGTAAACCCACCACATTCAATCAAAACTCGCTTGTAGACGTCATTTTTTGAGA